ATTCTGATACTAATTCTTGAGCTTCATGAACTGCAACTTTAACTTCAGATAAATGTGAATACATATCATGAATAAATGACTCAAAATGTTTTTTAGATACTTGAAGTTCAACATTATTTGCTGAACTTGACGGCTCTGAATAATTATCATAATTTGCATCATCAACAATACTTTCACATACAATACCTGACAACTCTCTCAATCTTTTTAATTCCATTTTATTCTCCCTTATTTCCCAACAACTAAACTATGCAAAAATTTCTTCATCTCTTTACGTAAATACTTTTGAGCAGTAGCATCATGCACCATAGCCTCTGCCAAAGTTACAATTTTTTGATTTTCTATTGACTCTCTAACTAAATTAGGATAACAACCTGGTCCAGATGGTTGGGATACTATATCAACTGTAGTAAAAGAAAACCCACTAACAACTCCATCATTACCAACAGAACCAGCTCCTCTTGAAGAAACTCCCAATTTTACGCCGCCTTCTAATAAGCTTTTAGCAATGTTTCCAGACGGTGTATTGAGTAATTTCATTTTGCCAACAACAGTATTTGCATCCATTCTCATTTCAGTAATACAATGAGAAACATTAGCTAAATTGATTGACAGATTGTCTGGATGGGCCAGTTCTCCCATGATAGGACCTTCTGTTAAAATCTTATTAGTTGCTTTTTCTACAACTTGTTGCATTTCATCTAATCGATATCTTCTACCATTGCCATTTTTTTCTTCAGCAACCATTAGACGGCCTGCTAGATAATAGCTTTTATCTAGACCTTCACCTAAAATGCTTTCTACTAAATTTGCTTGATCATATGTTAAATGTTCTGTTAAAACTATTTGCTGTGTCATTTATTATCTCCTTTTTATTTTTTAATAACTTTAATATTAAATATTAAGTTATTTAATTTGAGTTATAGTATTTATATTAAATACCTCCCAGATCAGGCATTCCTCCTTCATCTCCACCACCTAAACCTCCGCCTAAATCATCTCCCATTCCGCTGCCTAATCCACCCATATCGTCTTCTGGTGGAGCTCCTCCTTCATCTCCACCACCTTCAGGAGCTTTTCCTTTCTTAGAAGTTTCTTCTATTTTAGGTTTTACTGCAATTGCTTTACGAGCTTCCATTTGAATTGGGTCATAAATTTGACGTAAGTCGTTCAAATTTGCATTTTCATCTATACCTAATTCGTCTTTTAGCATAATTTCATTCATTTGTAATTCATCAACAGTTAATCCCAAATATCTTTGAAGTTTAAATCTTGATGATAGCATTTTTTCATCTGAAATTGATTTGTATGCATTAATCATTTCAGCATCTAGAGCTGCTTGTTTGTATAATGCAAAGTTCTGTGGAGAAGGAAGTCTTAGTAAGAATAGATGAGGATTTATATTAACGCTAATATTTTTAAGATATGTCATGAATTCACTATGTAAAACTTGTTCCATTTTACCTTGTATACGTTCAATAAAATGACAAAATCTTAATTCTTCAATGTAAGCAATACCAACTTTCCCATCATTAAATTGTGAACCTTGAGCATCAGGTCCAGCAAGATAAGAAGTTGGAACACGAAGTCCTTTAAATAATTTATCTCTAAAATATTTTAATTCTGCAAGTTCTCCAAGATTTTCGCCGCCAGGTAATGTTTCAACTCGAGTTCCTCTTCCTGATGCAGTTGACGCTAAGAATATGTCCTCAGAAATTGAATGTGGATCATAAGTTCCATCAACAACTCCGCCACCAGGTCCTTGAGTATTTGGCATTCTTTTTTGTCTTAGTTCATTCTTAACACTTTCAAGATATTGTTTAACTCTTTGCGCTGGCATATTACCAACATCAATATAAAAAATTCTTCTTTCAGGAGCTCTGACTAATCTGTAAATAACAACTGAGTCTTCTAAAGCAGTTAATTGTTTAAATGTTCTATAGATAGGTTGTAAAAGTGATTCGCCAAATGGCATACTATCACCCATATCATCAGAAAGCGTAAAATGAACAATAGCTTCTGCAGGAATAACATCAACTTGAGCAGATTTTGCTCCAAAACCTGCTGACATTGCTCCTGAACCTCGAAGATGGTAAGCAACTTTATTTCCTTTTTCATCAATTTCAATACCAATAACTTTAGATGGGTCTATGTATTCCCAGCGATTAGTATCTCTCGATTTTTTAAAGAAGCAATCACCATATTTAACAAGACATCTAGCAATTCTAAAAATTCTATTATTAAGATCTTGAGTTTTTGACCATTGACGAAGAGCAGCTCTAACAGTAACAATAACACTGTCAGCAACATCTTCATTATCTTCAGATTGGTATTCAATTTCAAATGGAAGATTAGTTTTAATATCATCATTAGAAACTTCTTCGGCAATAATATCTAGAGCTCGAGCAATATCAACATCACAGTCCATTGTATCATATTGACTATAACGTTGAAGACGACTGCCTGCACCTTTCATTACCTGTGAATACCAAGCAACATTTGCAACAGCTCCACCAGCATTTGCATTGTAGCTATCAGTTGCTAATTTGGTATAATCAGTTGCTGTTTGTCTAGGTGTGACAATTTTAAAGTATGAAGTCCATACTGCCATTTTTAATTCTCCTTCTTATCGACTGGTTAGGAAATTGATGTATGAATTTTCAGTTTTTATTCCAAATCCATTTAAATTTCCTGTCATTTTTGAACGCATATATTCATCAGCTTCTTTATTTGTTTTTACTAAAGCTGAGAGTAATTCCACCTGTAATTTGTTTATATTATTGGTTTCAGTATTTATATCCTTCAATTCTGTTAAATATGTTCCCATATCTTTTAAATATTCAGCTTCAGTTTTAGGTGTTTTAACATCTACTGAAGAGGTTTTTTGTTCTTCTTTAGCTCGCGACTTATCTTGTTGCGTTTCAGTATGAGGATTGACTACTGAATTCTGTTTAGCAACAGGTTCAGCAGAAGCTAATCCTGCCATTTCACTTATAATTCCTGCTGCTGAATGAGAAGACAAATCTCCAAAAGCTGATATGCTATTAGTCGCAATATTTCTAGCTTGTTCTGCGGTTTTACCTTCAGCAATAAGAGATTGAACTTTGTCAGAAACACTTTCAGTAGTTCCAACAATAGCATCACCAACTTTTCCAGGAACTTCTCCAACTTCTTTCCAAAATACATCCCAATCATTTTTCCAAGTTAATTCTCGCTGTTCTCCTCGTTTTTTAGCTTGAACATCATCCCAAGCATCTTTCATTAAACCACCACCTTCATACATTCCATAAGCTGCAGTACCTATACCAGAAGCCCTTGCACCAATAGAAGCTGCACTTCCTATAAATCTACCAGCTGCTCCTATTCCCTTACCCATCATTGATTTAGCAGCTGCCCATCTTCCTGTTTTCTTCGCAACTTGATCTCCGATTTTGTCAGAAGCTAAATCCTCAGCAACATCACCCAATGTATTTGCAATATTTCCCATTTCATTACAACAACCAGAAGAACCTGTAACTGAACTTGCCATTGCTGATAATGCTCCACCTTTACCACCTCTTTTACCTTTTTTACCACCTTGTTTTTTTCTATTTCTTCTTCCTGAAGGACCGCCTTCCATAGTATCGCCAACTGATTGAGAAGAAGTTCTTACAGCATTTTCAACATTATTAACCGATGATACAACTTTTCCAGTTTCAACAGCTTCTGCTTGAATTTGTTTTGAACCTGATGATTTAATAGCAGATGATATTTTACTAGCTGAACTTCCAATAGCTGTGACAACCAATCCAGAAATTAGAGCTCCAATACCTAAAATTGCCTTAACAACAGGGTCATTTAATCCAGTCATTATTTGAGCAATCTTTTTATTACCTTCAGCCATTACTTCAGGTATTTTACTAAGTTGAGCTAATTCTTTAGCTCTATCTTCTGAAATTTTACCTTGTCCTTCTTCAGTTAAACTTGCTTCTCTACCAGCTTGCATAATTGATTTAAAAGGATCTGTCATTTCACCAATAACTTCTCCCAATTTTTCACCAGTAAAATCACCAAAAGCTGACATATCAATATGTTTTTGTAGTTCTTGAAGAGTCGCAGCTTGTTGCAATTTTTGTTGTTCTGAAGCTCTTGCTCCCATTAAGTGAGTATTGGCTGCCTGATCAGCACCTGCAATACCATACATCATTAGAGCTTGTTTTAACTTAGCAGCTTGACTAAATCTATCTGTTACTTTTTGTTTTCCTAATTCTTGCATAGCGACCATTGCTTTTTGTGCAGTTTGGGCTGACATACCCAAATTAACAAATCGTTGTCTTAATTCCATCATATCCTTCATTTTATTCATTCGATCAACTTGATTTAATCCATTTAAAGTTGATTGAATATCATTATTGCCTATCATTTCAGCAGTGAAAGATTTAAATTCTTCTATTGATGTTCCAGTTGTTGCTCGTAATTTACCAAATGCAGCAGTTTGCATTTGTATTGATTTTGTTAATGTATCATTATCTCGAATGTTAATACCTGATAATGCTGCATTTTTTGTAAAATCTGCGGTAGCTTCTGCAGCTTCTAATTGATTTAATCCGTAAATTCTTAATTCTTTACCAGCACTTTCTAAAGTATTTTTAAATTTTTCGCCGCCAATAGAATTTAATACTCTAGTATTTTGTTGAAATATTTTTACAGCCTCTTCAAAAGATATACCTAATTCAACTTGAGCCCATTTAATATTATCCCATTGAGCATACATACCACTTTCACCAATTAAGGTCATTTGCTGCCATGCACCTTTAATACCATGGGCTAATAATCCCATTGCTGCGGTCAAAGCAGCCATTGGTCCTATACCAATACCTAAAGCTTTACCAAATACCCCTAATTTCTCTTTAACTTCCATCATTGCTTTTATTTTAGCATATTCTTGGAATGTAGATTTTGAAATTGCTTTTACTTCAGCTTCAACACCTTTAATATGTTTTCTAATTGTGTCATCATCAGCTTCCAACAATTTACTACTTTCAGCAAGTTTATACATTGCTCTTTCTTGTTGAGATAGTGAAGCTTCACCACTTTCAGCAACTTTTTTAGATAATTCTTTAAATACAGCGCTTAAAGAACCACCATTATCTTCCATAGCTTTCTTAAACGTAGAGGCTGCAACAGAAGCATCTCGTTGGGCATTATCTAAATCATTAATAGTTGTTAATGCACCATCAAAATGTTTATTTAAAAATTTTAAATTTTTCGCTGAATTCATAATTTTATCAGAAAATTCATCGAATTTATCATTTTGTAATCTATTATCTAATAAACTTGACAATACTCCAGATTGTTTTTTCAAACCAACATTTGCTTTTTTATATATTTTTAAAAATTGTTCTGCAGCATCTCCTGATTGATAAACAGAAGATTGTAATGTCCTAAAAGCACCATCTAGCTTACCAACTGTAGATTTTATGGTTTTTGCTTGATCATCTAAAGCTTCATTAGATTTTGATAAAAGAGAATGTTCTCTTTTTCTTAAATCATTCAACATTTTCTGTAATTTCGGGTCATTACCTGAACCTCCCGAAGCTTTCAAAATACCTTCCATCATTTTCATCATCTTATTAAATTGGTCTTGAGACATATCTGCCATTGTAATTCCCTATAGTAAACGCCTAAATGTATTTATTTTGAACCCATAAATAGTAATACGAACAACCATTTTGAGGAATTTTATGTCAGATAATCCATTATTAACAAAATTACGTCTTCCAGGTAAAATGTATCAATTACCATCTAGAGGTATTTTTTACAAATTAGGTGAATTAGATCCTAATACAACTGATGCAGAATTACAATTTCATTCATTGACTGCTTTTGAAGAAATCACTATTAAGAATGTTGATTTGTTATATTCAGGAAAAGCATTAGGACAAGTGTTAAAAACAGCAGCTCCTCAAATTTTGAAGTCAGAAGAATTATATTCGAAAGATGTTGATGCTATTATGTTGTTTTTAAGATTAGCAACTTATGGTCCAGAATATGAATTAACAGTAAATCATGGTTGTGAACATGGCAAAACACATTCTTATATTGTTAATTTAGATGAAGTTGTTGGTCGTATGAAATATTTAGACCCAACTCGATTTGATATTGATTACAAAGTTAAATTAGATAATGGTCAAGAAGTTATTATTGAACCTATCAAATACAAACATGTAATTGAATTACTTCAAGAAAATGAAAATAAAACACAATTAACTGCTGATGATATGAAGAAAAATTTAGAAATGAGTATGCTAAACATTGTTAAAAGTGTTGATGGTATTGAAGATAGAGAATTAATAAAAGAATGGATTAGAAATATACCATCTAAGATTGCAAATCAAGTTGCGGAACGAATTGAATTATTAAATGATTGGGGACCTGATTTAGTATATTCAGTGAAATGTAAAGATTGCGGAGAAACTTTTGATATTGAAATTCCAATTAACCCTATAAGCCTTTTTTAAGAAAGGTCCGCTCTGGAGACATGCAAGATATTCAACGAACCATAAAAAGACTTAACAAAGAAATTGAATTGTTAGTTAAGTCATGTTTAGAATTAAGTTGGTATTCTCGCGGAGCGTGGCCTTACGATCAAGTCCTGCAGATGTCAGCAGGCGAAAGAGATGTTGCTTTCACTTTTATTAATAAAAGATTGGAACAACAGCAAAAAGTTAGTTATCCAGTTTATTGAGAATATCTTGAGCTAATTTTATAAAATTAGCTCAAATATTTTATTTGTTCTTTATATTTTGATTTAACGCTATCTAATCTATTAAGATACTTTTGCTGTTTATCTTGTTTAACAAATTTTTTAATTCTAGGTTCTATATAATTAATCATGTCATATACATATTTTAATAATACTGGTATAACTTTTGGATT